GGGTTGGGTACAACCCATGCAAAAAGTAGAACCAAAACAATCGCACAACCACATGCCTAGCGTCACTCTTTGGCGTAGTAGCTTGTATGAGGGCGTAGCATCGGAGCAAAAGAACACATGATCTACGACGACTACTTCTGGACCGAACTCACGTACGAGCGACACTCCTACGTCGCACCCTCGGGCGAAGTCTTGGTCCACATCAACTACGACACCGCTAACCATACCTACCGGCTCGAGGACAAAGAATTCATTAGCCTCATGGCCGCGAAAAGCTTTGCCATCGCCTACCTAAAACGCACCGGCAAAATCCCGGACGACAAAGAGGACGACAACGAACCCCCAGACCTGACTGAGGAGGACACATGACCGACCCCGAAGAACTGGAACGACAAGCCAAAGCCGCCGGGGAAAGGATGCAGGACCCCGATCCATGGACCAAGGAACAGCAAGACCAACATCGCTTCGATAATTTTATGGAGGACACCATGTCTTTACTTCTCGCCGCCGCCGTCTCCGGCCTTCTAATCGCCATCCTGCTCACCTGATCATGGACACCTACAGCCTCCTATTGGTCATCAGCGGCATCCTGATCGGCGCAGGTAGCATCACCGCGCTCTTCACCCTCGTCTTCCTTTTCTGGGCAGGATTCGGCGATGATGAGACGATTAACAAAAAGTAAAAAGGGCCAGACCATGCAACGACAACCCCACGCCCTGTTGGACACCTTGATGATGATCTACGGTATCCAAACAGATAACTCGTTGGCCGATAAACTCGCCATCTCCACCGGCAGCGTCTCCCGGATTCGAAACGGCACACAAACCATCTCCGCCGCCCTAATCCTCGCCATTTATGAGCGCTCTGGCATGTCGATTGACAACATCAAAGACCTGATCAAAGAAGACACTGAGCGCCGCCTACGCCGCGAAAAAGAACGCCAAGAGGCCTCCCATGCCCAGTAAAGCCACCACCCTCTTCTGCCTCATCTACGTGGCCTTCACGGGCTTCCTCGTGGGCTACATGATGGACAAAGGACCCAGCGAAGACACCACCGAGCTCATCACACAAGCCTATGCCAGAGGCCGACAAGCAGGCTATAGTCAAGCGCAAAAGAACGGCGCCTGCGTTCAATGGTGGGTAGGCACGTCAGCAGACGATATGCGGGCCGCTAAGCGGTTTTTTTGCAAAGGACGATGAGAACCATGGATGAGGACAAAGAAAGCCCTACGGCGCTCTCTGACGCCTTACAGCAGCTCCTGTTCCGTGGCTCAGGGGCCAAGGTCCAAGTGATGTACGTGACCCTGCAAGACGGACGACAACTCATTTTCCTCGGCTCACCACTGGCCGACGACGATTACGAACAGATCGTCGATTTCGTACTAGGCGAAACCATCGACCCCATCACCTTCTCACACCTCTCCGCGCTCTTGATGAGCAACCTCACCGCACACTAAATTTCCCTTACGGTTGTTAGTCAAAAGATAAGAAAGCCCGCGTTTCGGCGCAGGGTTTATGTGGGTATCTTTGGGGTGGGGGATTGGAGGAGAAAGGACCACGGATCAAGGGCCACGGACCGGGGTTTTGTTGCAAGAAAAGAAAGAAGAAAGTGTGTTGTCAGGAAGGTAATGGGTACGTTTTTTCCATTACGTTTCTATTTTGATATGCATGATTATTACGGCAAACCGTGCGTACTATATAGGTATGTTGACCGTGAAATTTTTATTTTTTTTTTTTTGTATGAACGTACCGTAATAAACGTAATGACGTAATAAGCGAGTGTTTATGCGGGTCTATTATTACTTTTGTGTAATTGATAAGTGTAAGACGTAATTACAGTAGTGAAATTTACGGGGTGCGCGCGCGGGAACTTTTTTTGAATTTTTTTTTTTTTTGTGGTCAACATACCTGTATAGGAAAACGCGCATTGAGCGGAAAACGGGTTGTATTTACTTGGGTATGTTTTATACTGGGCGAAAGTCGGTGGAAAAGAGGAAGGCATGTTGAAGGACGAAGAACGGCCCTTGCACAAGGACATTAAACCACGGCAACACGCGGTTAGCTTTACGGCGTCCGGGCGCTATCGATACCCTTTTAAGCGAATGATCGTGAACGATTACTTTTTGGCAAGGAGCATGACGGAGGCAGAAATGGCTCGAAACGCGGTAAAGGGTTTTTGTAAACGCCACGCGGGAAAGCAATTTACTGTTCGTCAAATGCGGGATGTAGATGGTTTGTGGGTTATTAGGAGAGTGGCATGACCCGACGTAAGGATGAGACACGCACGAAGGTGGCGATGCCCAGTTTGCCTCCGGAAGTCTTGGAGCGCGTAGCAAACGCCCCGAAGCCCGGCAGGAACGGCAAGCAGGTGATTCTGAGCCCGAAGGAATGGGCCTTTGTTCAGGAGTATGTGACCCGAGACGGGACTATGACCCGGACGGAGGCGGCTATACGGGCCGGATACACCCCAAACGCGGCCAGAGAGGCCGTAACGCGGCTTTTGGACCCTGCACGTAGTCCGCATGTCGTAGCCGCTGTAAACGAGCTCAGAAACGAACTGGCGGAGAAGTTCGGGACGACCTTCGAGCGGCACATGCGTGACCTGCAGATGATCCGTGATAAGGCTATAGAGGCCGGGGCGTGGTCTGCTGCTGTACAGGCGGAATACCGCCGTGGGCAGGCGCTGGGCACGATTTACGTAGATCGCAAGGAAGTGCGGATTGGCACTATTGACTCGATGTCAAAAGAGGAAGTGATCCGTAAGCTGCAGGAGATCAAGCAGATTTATGGCGGACCGCCCCCGACAACCGTTTTAGAGATGGAAATAAAAGAAATCGAGGAAGAGCCCGTACCAGTGGAGCCCGAAGTAAAATTTGAGCCGGGTGATTTTTTGGACGATTTGTCGTTAGGCGAGGAGGAGCCAGCACTTGTCACGAAAAAGCGAGCAGCGGCTTTTCGACAGATTAAAGCGGAATTGGACGACAGTTCACATGACGCGGATCGAGACGCGGGTGAACTTGGGGATTCCCGACCTGATGGTGGCCCTGCCGAACTCGCATTTCGTTCTAATCGAATTGAAGGTAGTTAGCGCGGGCCTGAAGATTAACCTGAGCCCTCACCAATATGCCTTTCATATGAAACATGCGGCGCTGGGATGCCCGACCTTTGTCGTGGTGGAAGTGAACACGAAGGTTCGCGCGCCGGAGTTACTTTTGTTCACGGGCGCGCAAGTGCTCGACATATCGAAGCGGGGAATTATGGCGGACTGTATCGCGCGCTGGCCCCTCGCAAAAATTGATTGGCAAGAATTCCACAAAAAAATCTTGCAATTGCCGAACGAGCGCGCATAATTTCCGGACGGGCACATGCTCGGATTACATACAGGGAGAAAAACATGCCTATTACACGTACAGACGCCGCCATTGAATTAATTACTTTCGCGGATAAAAAGCTTGATCTTGACGACCGAGAATCGGCGGCGGCGCTTGTTTTGGCCGCTTGTTTTTTGGCAGGCAGCACTGAGAATATTTTATCGCTGATCAAATTAATGATGGACTCGCACGAAATCATGAGCGAAAAATGTTAGAACTTGAGGGATTAAAAAGGTCTCGCCAGTATAAAAACTGGCACAAAAAGCGGTTTCGCCATGTTATTGAGCCCCCACCTTCGAAGCCCGTCTCGTGGTTTTCCCATGTTTCAAGGCTGTTCGGCATGTGGATTGTGCACCTGATACTAGGTAACTAATAAATACTTGACCGGCGGATAGAATCGAGCTATAAAGTTACTGCGCGCAAGCGGCGCGCTTATACAGGGAGAAAATTTTGAAAACCGTTCACTTGACAATCAAGAGCTCAAACAAGAAAACCGGCCCGATACCGGTATCTACTACCAGCGCGAAATCGTGCCCTGATTCGTGCCCGCTCAAGAAAAACGGATGTTATGCGGACGGCGGGCCGCTTGCCTTGCACTGGCGCGCTGTTACTGAGGGCCAGCGTGGCATGCACTGGGCTGAGTTCTGCGAATCAATTGAAGCTTTACCAGCGGGCCAGCTATGGCGGCATAATCAGGCGGGCGATTTGCCGGGCCTGAATGAGACAATCAATCCGGACGCGTTGCGCATGCTTGTAAAAGCGAACGCTGGAAAACGCGGTTTCACCTATACGCACAAACCGGCCAGCGCTGAAAATCTAGCGTTGATCCGTGAAGCGAACGCGGGCGGCTTCACTATCAATTTATCGGCGAATAATCTCGCACACGCGGACCAGCTGGCCGCATTGAACGCGGGGCCCGTGGTGACGCTACTTCCGCCCGGCGCGCCCTCGTTAACGAAAACCCCGGCGGGCCGTCCCGTAGTGACATGCCCGGCCCAGCTCCGGGACGATATCAGCTGCGCGGATTGTCAGTTGTGCTCACGTGCTGAGCGGCCCTCAATTGTCGGTTTTATCGCGCACGGGACGGGATCAAAGCGAGCCGAAAAAATAAGCTTGCAATTTGAAAGTAAGGTCCTATAATTTCCGGGCGGGCACTTCGTCCCGCTTTATACAGGGAGAAAAAAATGCAAATGAAACAAATTGCACTGGCGGTCTTTAACGATACCGCTACGCAGGAAAAGCAAAAGCAAGCTTATTTATATTGGCTGAACGAGGGCCACGAGACGGGCGCTCTTCTGCAGTTCTTGCCGATTATTTTCGCGGAGCTAAAAAAACCGATTTATGAGGGAATTTCACATTCAAAGCGAACTCGAAAAGCGGGAAGGGGCAAAAAATGAAGCTTGATATTATTTCGGACCCCGGCCATGCATGGGCGAAAGTTTCGATTCGCTTACTTGATCGCCTGAACTTGCTCGATTCAATCACGCCCTATAGTTACATTCGGGACGGTTTCGCTTATCTCGAGGAGGACTGCGATTTGAGCTCATTAATGCATGCGGCCCAGCTGGCCGGAATTCCGCTCACTTTCCGCGAGCGCGTAGCACGTGAGCGCCCGTCCCGCGTCCGAAACTATGATCAATACACGCCGGGCCGGGCCCGTGCAAAATTAGTTTGAAATTCTGATTAATTCGCTTATACTTTCCGGGCGGGCAAACCGCCCGCTTTTTTCAATACAGGGAGAAAATCATGTCAACACTTATGCAAGCTTCGCGTCAATGGTCTACACGTCCCGCTGAGGAGCGGTTTGTTTCGCTCACGGAGATGCATGCTCAGCAAGCGGCCCAGCGCGCTATTTCGCGCGCCGCCGTGGTGAGCTCGCGTCAGCTCCGCGCAGTGCCCACGGATGACAATTCCGGCATTTTGATTGAGGGCCCGAACGGGCACGGGTTTGCCCCTTCGCATTGGGCGTTCGGCCAAGCGGCGGGCCTGATCGGCGCGCCAGCGGGATATCTGCGTACACTCCCGGCCCCGGTAGCGGCGGACTGTATCAACTGGGGCATGCAACATGAACGGGACGCCCAAGACGTGGGCGTACTGTTAACGCGCAACGGCGAATCAGTAATTCGCGCGATGACGGGCCCGCGCTACGGGCGTGTGTGGAATGATGACGTGATTGCCGCGTTGATTGACCGCTTTGGTGACGGCGTGACGGGCGATTTTCGCGTCCCGGGCGTATGGGGCCGGGCCGTGGAAGTGGACCGCGAAAACACTACGCTGTACGCGGGTGACCGCGACATGTTCGTTTTTCTCGCGGATGAGAAAAACCGAATTGAGCTACCGGGCCGCCGGGACGGCGAGACCGGGACGCTGGCGCGCGGTTTTTTCGTGACGAATTCCGAAGTGGGCGGCGGCGCGCTACGCGTGAAAACCTTCCTCTTCGATTTTGTTTGCGCGAATCGTATTGTATGGGGCGCTCATGAGCTCGAGGAAATAAGCTTGCGGCATACGGCCAGCGCGCCGGACCGCTTCATTGAAGAAGTAGCGCCCGCGTTGCTCGCTTACTCGCAAGCGAGCGAATCGAACACGCTGAACGTGCTACAAGCGGCCCAGCGCGAACGTATCCCGGACGTGAGCAAGTTTTTAGCGAACCGCTTCGGGCCGCGTATCGCCCAGCGCGTTGAGCATGCGCACGTGATAGACGAGGGCCGTCCGATTGAGACAATCTGGGACGCTGTAACGGGCGCTACGGCGTACGCCCGCTCGATTCAGTGGACCGCTGACCGCGTCGAGTTTGAGACGCAAGCGGGCGAGCTGTTGGACCTTGTAGCGTGATTCGTTTTCCCTGAGCTCGGCCAGCTGGCCGCGCGGACCGCCCTTCGGGGCGGTTTTTTTTTGCCCGTGTAAACCGGGCCCGGCCAGCGCCGTACATTATCGTGTATCTATAAAGGCAATAACCCAGCTGGCCCCGGACGCCCAGCGCGCCCCTGAGCGGATCCGGGCCCCGTGGGCCTTGGTCCGTGGGCCGCAAACCTATGAGCTCAGCGCGCCGCCCGTGGGCCGTGGGCCGTGTTATTATTTCCGGGCGGGATTGACCGCGTATACAGGGAGAAAATGAAATGAGCGAGTCTCTGGGCCTACAGGCCGTTGAAACAATCCGCCCCGGCGAGTACGTCCGCCGTACTGAGCATGCGAAAAAAACCTACGTTCGCGCTGCCTACAATCCCAGCACACGCCGCTACACGTTGGCGGATTGTGACGATATAAACCGGACTATTGAAGTGAAGAAGGGCACGGCCTTGCACGTAGGCTTCACGTACTAGGTCCCGTTTTACTAGGCCCCGGGCCCGCTTCGGCGGGCCTTTTTTATTGCCAGCTGCAGCGCCCAGCTGGCCCGTGTTTGTGTTTGTGATCCCGTTTGTGATCCCGGATCACAAACACCCAGCGCCCAGCTGGCCGTGGGCCGTGATGCGTTGACCGCGCCCAGCTGGCCGCGCATGCCGGGCCGTGGGCCGTGGACCGCGCGTCTCTGGCCGTGGACCGGGGGCCGAGTCCCGGCGCCCATTCGTGCGGTATCTGGCGTAAGTGAGCACCCACCCCGGATTTTGGCCCCCCCTGTCTGGCTGGCGAACGCCTAGGCCCGATTTCACACAAACAGTTACCAATGGAATCGTTTTAGGGTATGTTCCACGTGAAACATGCCCCCTTTGTTTGCAAAATCGATTGCCGTAAAAATTTTTGCAAAATTCAAAACCTATGGACTTAGCAAACCAACAAGACATCGACGCTGAGCGCGCGAAGCTTGAATTACGTCTCATGCAGCTTGAAGCGCAGGAACGTGCAACGTCATCCTTCTTGGATTTCTGTCGCTACGTGTGGCCCGAGATGATTGTCGGGGAGCACCATCGCCGTATCGCTGCGGCCTTGGACCGTGTGGTCGCGGGCAAGTGCAAGCGCCTGATGATCGCAATGCCGCCTCGCCACGGTAAGTCGCAGATGGGCAGTTACCTGTTCCCTGCGTACCTGATGGGCCGGAAGCCTGATTCAAAACTCATTGTCGGTTCGCACACGGCGGAGTTAGCGCAGCGTTTTGGCCGGATGATTCGAAACCTTGTGGCGGACGAGAAGTACCGGGAGTTGTTCCCTGAGTTCATGCTCTCGGCAGACAGCAAGGCGGCGGGCCGGTGGGACACGAACGCTGGTGGGGAAGCCTTCTTCATCGGTAAGGGCGGCGCGATGACGGGCCGTGGCGGTAACGTGGTTATCTTGGACGACATCTTGGACGAACAGGATGCTTTGTCGGACACCGCGATGGAGGGCACGTGGGAGTGGTATACGTCGGGTCCTCGTCAGCGTTTGCAGCCGGATGGCGCGATTATCATCATCAACACCCGTTGGCGGACCGATGATCTGTCGGGGAGGTTATTGAAGCAGCAGGGCCAGTTGAAGTCGGACCAGTGGGAGATATTGGAGTTCCCGGCGATTCTGCCGAACAACGCCCCGTTATGGCCGGAGTACTGGAAGCTTGAGGAGTTAGAGAAGGTCAAGATGTCGATTGGCCTTCGCAAGTGGCAGGCGCAGTGGCAGCAGCAGCCGACGGCGGAAGAGGGTGCGATATTAAAGCGCGAGTGGTGGCAGCGTTGGGAGCACAACTCGCCGCCCAAGTGTGAGTACTTAATCCAAAGCTATGACACGGCGTACAGCAAAAAAGAGACGGCGGACTTCTCTGTAATTACGACGTGGGGCGTGTTTGTGCCGAACGCGGACTCGGGGCCGAACATTATTTTGTTGGACGTGGTGAAGGGCCGGTGGGACTTCCCGGAGTTAAAGCGTATTGCCAAGGAGCAGTACAGCTATTGGAATCCGGACAATGTCTTGATCGAGGCCAAGGCCACGGGCGTGACGTTGCAGCAGGAGCTGCGGCGGGTGGGCATACCGGTGACGATGTACAACCCCGGTGGACGGCGCGCGGGTCAGGACAAGATAAGCAGGGCGCATGCGGTGGCTCCGTTGTTCGAGAGCCGTATGGTGTGGGCACCGGAGACGGAGTGGGCGGAGGAGTTGATTGAGGAGTGTGCGGCGTTCCCGAACGGGGACAACGACGACATGGTCGATTCGACAACACAGGCCATGATGCGCTTTAGGCAGGGCAACTTTGTGACCTTGGAGACGGACGATGTCGAGGAAGAGGGAAGCGATGCGCTTGTGTATGAGTATTATTAGCTCTAGAATCCCTCAAGTTTAACCTTGCTAAAGGTACGCCATGGACTTTAACGCCTTAAATAGCTTTATCGATGAGGACAATGCCTCCGAGGGCTATGATGATCTTGTGGGATTTTCCGAAGGCGGTCCCGTGGGCGAGGACATGGAGGACGACGAGCAGCCGAGCCTTCAGTATTTTGCTCAGGGTGGTGAGGTAGAGGAAGCGCAGGCAATTTTGACGCGCATGCCTAAGCAGGGCAGAGCAGCGCAGATGTTGCAGAGTTTTGCTGAGGGCGGTGAAGTACAGAAGACGCCGTTCCCTGAGCTGTTGGACATTAGCAAGCAGGTGAATGCGGCGGGTGCGCCGGTCGAGAAACTTTATGCACCGACCACGGCTCCCGCGTCAACTCCGGTGTCGTCGCAGATCAACATCCCGACATTCCAGCCTGCAGCCCCCGTGCCCACGGGCCCGAACATCATTACGCCAACGCCTGCACCGCTTGCAGGTTTGGGTGCACCACCTTCGTTGACACAGCCGACGACGGCTCCGACGACAACGGCGCGGTCGTTGTTTGAGCAGATCAATCCAGCGACGATGGCAGCGATGCCAACGTACACCACGCCTTCCTTCACGCCGACGGTTCAAACATTTAATCGGCCTACCTTGTTGACGCAGGAAGAGTTGCAGAAGGCGCAGCCTCCTCTTGTGCGGTATGAGCCGAGTGCAACGTATGGCGGCTTGCAGACCTATCAGGGTCCGTTGCAGACGAGTCCTTATGCGGACATTCCGGGTGCGCCGACGGGTGGCACGGTAGCGCCTCCGCCACCACCGGCTCCTGTGAATGTAACGCCCGGAGGGTATACCTTTGCGACGTATACGACCTTAAGCCCTGAGCAGTTAGCCGGGGTGGGTGACAAGGCGCAGGTGACAGAAGCTTATAAGGGCATTGTCACGCGGCAGCAGGCGGATGCGACGGCGGTACGTAACGAGTACAACAAGGCTCTAGCTGCGGGCGACATGGCGATGGTTGAGCAGTTAAAGCCGTTGCTAGTGGAGCAGGAGGCGGAGTTTGCGCGAGCCAAGGCAGACCAAGCGTTTGTGAACAAGTACTTCACGGGGGTTGGTGGTGCGTTTGAAACGCCGGAGCAGTATCGTCAGCGTATGCAGGATGCGCAGTTCAAGGCGCAGACTATAACGGGATTGACGGGTGCAACAGATGTAGCCGGGTTAGGCGTACCGGTGGGTACGAAGGCTGATCCGTATACGACGGCGGTCACGCAGCAGACCAAGGAATACAACGCGGCGTTAAATACGTACAACCAGTTGAAGGCGGTGTACGGCGATACGGATTTCGTTAAGAATTATTTCAGCGAGATCGTGGCACCGCAAAAGGCCGATGTGGATGCTTTGACCGTGGGTACTCAAGCAACAGCGCTCAAAACGGGTGCGACGGCGGCGTTCAATGCGATTACGGCGGGTCAGGCGTACAAGGTGGCAGCGCCGACCTTGGCGGAGTTTAGAAACGAGCAGCAGACGGTTACGGCGTTTGCTCCAACGATCAAGGCCTATGAGACAAACATCAGTACCTTGACCAAGGCACGTGATGCGGCGGCGAATACAGGCTTGACAGGTTATGCGTCACGTCTGGATGAGTTGTTGCAGAGTGAGACGGACAAGTACACGCAAACGCTTGGTCGGCGGCAGTCGGCGATTGACGCGGCACAGCCTGATCCGATGCGCGATTACATCTTGGGTAAGCAGATGGTGGCGCAGAAGATTGATGGCTTTGTACCGGTGGACGTGGGTGGCATTGACTTCTCGAAGATGAACGCGGCGTTGTTTGATCCGGAGATTGCGCGGCAGAACAAGGATTTAACGGCGGCGACCAACACGTACAACCAGTTGGTGGCGTTGTATGGCAACAAGAGTGACATTGCCGTGAACTTCTTCAACGATGTGTTGACTCCGCAGAAGAACGAGGTGACACAGGCTACTGCATTGAAGACAGCGGCAGCAGCGGCGATTGGTTCGTTTAATGCGGGTAGAGCGTTTGCGAAGTACACGAGACCTGCGATCACGGTAAACAAATCGACTACGGACGCGGCGATCAACAAGACGTTTGACCCGTTGATCGCGACGTACAACAAGAACATTTCGACATTGGATGCGGCGAAGACTCGCGCGCAGCAAGCCGGACTGGATCAGTACACGCCGTACTTTGATTCGTTGATTGAGAACGAGTATGTGAAGATTAGTCAGGCGGATGCGGACCGTGGTGCTTATATTGACGCGATTCCCCGGGCGATGGGCTCACCGCCTGAGGGTGAGGTAGCGGACACGCGGTCGAGGGCCTTACTAAAAAAGTTATCGGGGGGCAGTGAGGCTAACACTGTCCCCCTGCAGAA